ATCGCATTCAAAGAATGGTGTAAGTAATATAAATGAAGGAAGAAGGAAAACATTATTGTGATGCCACTAAAATTAGTGTAGCACCAATAGCTAAATCTATCGCTAAGGATATGATTATCAAAAAGCACTACACTCATGCTTGGACAGCATGTAGGTACGCTTTGGGTATATATCATACGATGGATGAAAAGGATGTATTTGGAAATGACCAAGAATTAGTAGGTGTAGCTGTATATGGATTCCCAGTTGGTGCTAAGGCATCTACTTCAGTTTGTGAAGGATTAACTAAGGATAATATCTTAGAACTTACTCGTTTATATGTAGATGATGGTTATGGTTCGAACATTGAAAGTTGTGCTTTAGGTAAAACATTCCAATGGTTAAAGGATAACGATAAAAACATCAAAGTACTTCTATCTTACGCTAATAATGGGCAAGGGCATGTTGGTGGTATTTACAAAGCTACCAATTGGATTTATCAAGGTTTGAACACGGACATCGCGTTGATGCCAAATTGGGGTATCTCACTATCAAATGACCCATATGATTGGATTCATAGTAGGACAGTTTATAATAATTGGGGAAGTGGTAATTTGGAACACCTTAGAAAGGAAATAGGTAAAGATGGTTACAAAGAATTTTGGAGAAGAGAAGAACCACCTAAACATCGATACATTCAGATACTTGCTACTAACAAAAAAGAGAAAAAGGATTTGATGAGTAGATTAAAGCATGAAATCAGACCTTATCCAAAAGATTTGAACGATTATAATACTGATATTGTTCATCACACAACATACGCACCAGAAGAATCAAACGAAATAAATTTTTGGTAAAATAATTAAGAAAAGATTTGGTATATTCAAATCTTTTTCTTATATTTACAAAGTAAAAGAGTTGATATCACTCTATAACGATATCAAAATTGTTAAATATGAGGTAAGGTATCACCTCAACAACGATACCATTTAAATTATTATATTATGGCATTTAAAAAATCAATTGATGCAAAAGTTCTAACGGGTGGAACTCTAAACAAACTCAGAGAATTATTTCCCTACATTCATGTAGATAAACACCAACTTCAAAGATTGTTATCCGAATGGGATGACCAAACTAAAGCTGAACATATGAGAGCTTGTTTTGAGGGTCATTCTAACATTTATACAATAGTTCTTATTAGTATAGAAGGATGTTTAGATTATTGTAATGGAATCATCTCAGATTATGATGAGGATGATACACAATATTCGGCAATAAAGGAAACTATCGATTATCTATCTGATTTAAAATCAAAAGGTAAGAAGTATCTAAACATTGATGGTCAACATAGAGTAAAAACATATGAGGATTTTCTTAAATCAAAATTTACGTTAGATAAAAATGTAATTGATTATATCAACAGAGATGGTAAAACTCCCATTGCGTATGATATGAAAGGTGTTAAGTTTAAGGATATGCCTGAAGAGACTCAAAATTCTGTATTGGAAACTCCACTAACATTAGTAATGATAAATAAGGCAACACTACAAGATATGGTAGATGTAACGATTTACACTAACATTGGTGAACCTTGGAATAATCACGAACGAAGAATCATTGTACCATCTAAATTTAATAGATTTTTAATGAGTTATATGAATGATAATCCTTTGTTGGAAGCTATGTTCAATAATACAAAAAACTTATCAAGTGCATATTCACTTTTAAAGAAGGGTGATTCATTGATGGTTTCTGAGTGGATTAGTTATTACTATAATGTTTTGAAGAACGATATCTATAAATGGCCAAAAGAATCCCAATTGGATTTACAATCATCTGTGGTAGGATTAGATGGACAATCTACTTCAAAATTAAAAAAATCAACAAAAGTAGTATCTAAAGTAGTGGATTTAACAAACACAGTTTCAAGTGTAAAATTTGAAAGAACACTTTTAGATAACTTATTCATATTACTTACAATATTAGAAACTTCATCACATCCTCTAACTCTTTCCAAAAGAAGGTTAAGATTGGTAATCTAAACAAATTTATGGATTGGTTTATGAAAATGGAATCTAAGTTAAGAGAAGCCGATTATTATATTAAAGATAGTGATGGTAATATTGTTGTTGAACCCATTACAGGTAAGAAAATGACAAATTCAGAATCATTTAAAAGAAAATGTGGAGCTAAAAAATCAGATGATATTCAACTTAGAAGTAATCTAATGATTGAGGAATTCAATAATGATTACGATAACTTATTCGCATCTGGTGTTGTATCGTTAGTAGATACTAAAAATTACACCAAAAATGATAAGTTAGAAGCTGCTATTGAGAATGATTGGATGGATGCTAGTGGTAATGAGTTTACTTTTGAAGAATTAATGGGTTCTAACTCTATAATAGAAGGTGACCATCAAGAAGCTAGAGATGGTGGAAACGATACTTCAAAAGAAAATTTAGTTCTTAGAAATAAAAGAGCTAATATTAGAAAATCAAATAAACAAATTATAGATTAATGAGAGTATTAGTTATACCAAATTACACAAACTTTGGACAAGTAAAAGACATCAATAGGGATTCGTTCCTATTGGTGTTTAAGTCCTTTTTAGATAACACACAAATCGGTAAAGAGTGGGAGTGGGTACTTCCATATCCAGGTGGTGGAATGCATAACCATCCAGGTATTATCAATACCTTTGAATATCCAAATGTAACAATGTTACAAATGGACCCACTAGATTGTTTTCCGGCTAAAATGAGAGTAGATTATCCCCATAAATTCTTTGAGAAAACTATTGAGAAATATAATGGAGAATTCAACTTAGTTTGGAGCCATTTACCTGAATGGACTAATGAGTTTAAGATTTCACGCATCTATAATAAAATGCAACCAATCATTGGTTACTGTCATTGGTGGGAAATCAAAGATAATGGAGCTAGAGATGATAACTCATTTTGGAGAAACGTAAAGGGTATGTTACAAATGAAAGTTTGTGGTGTAAACTCACAATGGGTAAAGGATTTGGTTATTAAAAGAGCATCCGAAACATTCCAACCACATATTACTGATAAATTAGAAGAGATTATTCAACCTTGGTATTTAGGATGTGATTCAGCAACACCATCTGGTGAATATGATGATAAAACAATTGTATTTAATCATAGAGAAGGTGTTTATACTGGTTCAGAGTGGTTCTTTGAAACTATGGATGAATTGTGGAAAGAAAGACAAGATTTCAAAGTTTACACATCCCTAAAAGATATGGGTAAACCTTATACCAAATACATTGGACACTCAGATAGAGATGTATATCTAAATCAATTATCTAAGGCTCATTTTGGAGTAGGTACATTCCAAGGTTATTCAGCTTGGAGTATGAGTGCAACCGATGGTTTGAGTAGAGGTGTACCATATCTATTACCAAACGATTTTTGCTATTCTGAAATGGTGGATGATGATTATCCATTACTTTACAATAGTAAAGATGAGTTTAAAGAAATGGTTGTAAAGTTATTAGATGGTGAAATCCAAAGACCTGATGTAACTCACATTGCAGAAGCTCTTCTATGGGAGAATCAACTAAAGAGTTGGAACATCGAAGAGAACTTTGTAAATATGGCAAGAAAATCCTTTGATTAACCAAATATATTTCGTATATTTGAAACAAATAAAAAAGACTTAATGTACCAAAACGCATATTATCAAAGAGAAAAGAACTTAGTTCACATTTGGGATGATAAATTGGGATATCGTTCCTTTCCTTATACTCGATACGCTTATGAAAAGACAGCAAATGGTGAATATACCACTTTGTATGGTGATAAGGTAACTAAGATTTATAAGTACACAAAGGATGATGTAAATCTATTCGAAAGTGATGTACCTGAAACTACGAGAGTTTTGGTAGATACTTATACGGACTCAGATTTACCATCAGAAGGACACATTACACTTACATATGATATTGAGTGTGAGATGGAGAGTGGATTACCTGACCCAGAGAAAGCAGAAAACGAACTAACATCAATCGCATTACATGATTCAGCAACCAATCAATATTGGGTGTTGGTTATGGATAAGAAGGGTGAAATGTTGGAAAAGAAAACCGATAAGGCAATTGTACTTCCTTTCAGAACCGAAGAGGATATGTTGATGAAGTATTTGGAGTTATATGAGATGATTAATCCAACTATTGTAACTGGCTGGAACATTGATTATTTCGATACACCTATGTTATACAATCGTATCAAACGATTGTTGGGTGAACGTCATGCAAATCGATTATCACCAATCGGACAATGTTTCTGGTCTCCTTATCGTAAACGTTACTTTATGGCTGGTGTATCTTATTTGGATTACCTTTCATTGTATAAGAACTTTACTTATTCGGAATTAGATTCATATCGATTGGATTCTATTGCTCAACGAGAATTGGGTAGAGGTAAGATTGAATATGAGGGGAATTTGGATATCTTATTTGCAACCGATATTGAAAAGTTCATTGAGTATAACTTAGTGGATGTTGAATTGGTTGTTGATTTTGATAAGAAACTTCAGTTCATTGATACCGCTAGGGGTATCTGCCACGCTGGGCATGTTCCTTATGAAGATTTCGTTTATTCATCAAAGTATTTGGAAGGGGCATTGTTAACGTATCTTAAACGTAAGAACATCGTAGCACCTAACAAACCTGCGGATAGAAGAGAACGAATGCAGGCTATGAAGGATAACAATGAAGAGAAGTTCATTGGGGCATATGTAAAAGCACCTATTGTTGGAAAGTATGAATGGATTTATGATTTGGATTTAACATCTCTATACCCATCCATCATTATGAGTATCAATATTTCGCCTGAAACCAAAGTTGGTAAGATTAAGGATTGGGATGCTCAGAAGTTCATCAAGGGTGAGGTTGATGAATATCAAATTGGTGAGAATTGGATAAAGCGAGATAACTTACAAAAGTTATTTGATGAAAGTAAATACTCAATCGCATCTAATGGTGTAATGTATAGAACCGATACGCCAGGTTGTATTCCTGATATTTTGGATTTGTGGTTCTCACAAAGGGTAGAATTCAGAAAGTTGGAAAAGAAGTATGGTGAGGAAGGTGATAAAGAAAAGTACGCATTCTATAAGAAGAGACAGTTAGTACAAAAGATTCTTCTAAACTCATTATATGGGGTATTGGGATTACCAGCATTCCGATTCTATGATGTGGATAACGCAACTGCGGTAACAACAACAGGTCAAACTGTGATTAAATCAACTGCAGATATGACTAACATCAAATACAATAAGGAGTTGGGAACACCTGAGGCAGATTCTAACATCTATATTGATACGGATTCGGTATTCTTTTCAGCGGCACCTCTAATGGATAAACGTATTCCAAATTGGAAGGATAATGACCAGGAAACTATTGCTGGTTTTGTGAATGATATAGCTGGTGAAGTGCAGGATTACCTAAACAACTTCTATGATATATTGGCTAAGAAAGTATTCAACATTGATAAACACCGATTTGAGATTAAGAAGGAATTCGTATCTAAAGCTGGTATTTGGATTGCTAAGAAAAGATACGCACAATGGATTATCTCAGATAATGGTGTGGCTGTTGATAAGTTGGATGTAAAGGGATTGGATGTTGTACGTTCATCATATCCAGCCGCATTTAGAGAATTTATGAGTGAAGTACTTATTGAAATTCTAAGAGGTGATACTGAAGAACAACTTACTGATAAGATTTACAATTTCAAAAATGATTTGGTAAATATGGATGTAGTTAAGATTGCTAAAGCTGGGGCTGTGAAAAACTTATCAAAGTATATGCCAAAGAAGAAAGAACAAACAGCAATGTTCCAATTCCCATCAGGTTGTCCAGCGCACGTAAAAGCATCAATCGCTTATAATCAATTATTGAAACATTGGAATTTAGATAAAACTTACGCACCACTAAGAGATGGTGATAAGATTAAATGGGTATATCTAAAACAAAATCCATTTGGATTGGATGCAGTAGCATTAAATGGTTACGATGACCCAAAGGAAATAATGGACTTAGTAACAACGTATATTAACTATGATAAAATCTTCGAAAGAGAACTCCTAAAGAAATTAGAAGATTTCTATGGAGCATTGAATTGGGGAGCAGTTTTATCATCAACAAAAACGGCAGAGAAGTTTTTCTCATTTTAAATAAATAAATTATGATAGAATTAGAAAGTGATAACTTAGGGGAAATCCTAAATGGAAACAAAAAAGTAATGGTGATGTATGGGGCACCATGGTGTGGGAATTGTAGATTAACAAAACCTAAATTCAAAAGAATGGCATCAGAAAACGAAGATACTACATTCGTATATGTAAACGCAGAAGCATATCCCAATAGTAGAAATTTTGCAACTGTATCAAACTTACCAACATTCGCATCATTTGATGGTGGGAAGTTAGTTGAGCAAGATATGGGAAATAAAATAGAAATAATTCAAAAAGTGTTTGGTAGTATCAAATAATTTTTGTATATTTGTAATTCAATAATAAATATTAAAACACAATTATGGAAAAAGTAAAATTCGATGGTTTTATTAATCGTTACAATCTTGGTGGAGAGGTTGAATCGGTGATGATTAAATCTGATGATACAAACCTTTCGGTTCGTATGATTTCAGATGACAAGACTCTTTTAGGTGATGTTACAGTAGCAGAATCTGAATTCCCAAATGGTGAGTTCGGTATCTACACTACATCTCAGTTAAAAGGTTTATTGAGTGTGTTGGATAACAACATCTCAGTAGAGGAAGTAACTGGAGCTTTGAAGTTCTCTGATAAAGGAACAAAGATGCAGTATATGTTGGCAGCACCATCAGTTATCCCAGCGGTACCTGATTTGAAGGCACTACCTCCTTTCAATGTAGATATTACATTGGATAATGAGTTTGTAAACAAATTCATCAAATCTAAGGGAGCATTAGCAGATGCTGATACATTTACATTTACTTGTAAAGATAACAAAGGAGAAATCATCTTAGGATATTCTTCTATCAACTCTAACCGAATCTCAATCTCAGTTGATTGTAAATGTGAAGGTGATGTTTCACCAATTGCATTCTCAGCTAAGTATTTGAAAGCTATTCTATTGGCTAACAAAGGTTCATCTACATCATCTTTGGAAATCTCTTCGCAAGGTTTGGCTAAAGTAGCATTTACTGAAGGAGATTATGTAAGCAATTACTATCTTGTCGAAATTAAGTAATAACATTTAAAAGAAGAAACATATGAGCTTTTGGGATACTGAACCAGCAAAACCTGAATTTGTATTTGAAGATGAGAAAAGAAAACTCATTGAAAATATGGACTACCTTATGACAATGAGTGTAGAAGAGCAAACATTATACAAAAAGTGGGTTGAGCTGCAAGAGGATTCTATGATTCGAGATAAATCCCAAATCGCTACTCTTTACGATTTCCAATGGAAACCAACTGATATCAATAATAAGGAACAAACTATCAAAGAGATAGAATCGTTAGACCCTTATGTTGAGATAGTTGAGGATGATGCAAACGCATCTACAAAGTGGACTCATCTTCGTAGGATGATTCACACTATGAGTTGGACAGCTAACCCTGGTCGTAATGTGAAAATCTTTATCAAAGATAGGACGAGTGGTAAATTGTTGGGATTGGTATCCCTCGCTTCAGATGTTACTTCAATGGGTGTTAGAGATAAATACATCGGATGGACCAAAGAAGATAAATTCAAAAAGGGAAAGTTGAACTATACAACTATCGCTTCCACTATTGTTTGTACCCAACCTTTAGGTTACAATTTCTTAGGTGGTAAACTCACTGCTATGATGACTACAGTTCCCGAAGTAAGGGAATTTTGGAAAAGAAAGTATGGGCAAACATTGATAGCTGTTGGTACAACTTCCCTTTATGGAATACATTCTCAGTATAACGGAATCCCTCACTTCAAAACGTTGGGGGAATCCGCTGGGAAGATTTCTTTGAAACCTGATGATGAATTCTACGAACCTTGGCACCAATGGATTAAAGAGAATCGTGCTGATTGGTATCAAACTGCAATCACCAATGAAAGAATTCGTAATGGTGAATCTATGGGAACCGGAAAGGGAGCTAGTGGACCTGTAAGTGGTATCAAACAAAAGATTCTTGGACAGATATTCAAAGAATGTGGTATCAAACAATCTGAATATCATCATGGTTTCAAAAGAGGTGTGTATTTCGCTCAGATGTATGAGAATGGTAATGAGTTCCTACGTTCAGAAATTGAAGAATCTGAATTGGTAATGAAGAAGAAGTTCTCAGAGGGTACTGATTACATTAACAATTGGTGGAAGAGACAAGCAATTAAGAGATACTCTAAGTTACATGATGATGGTAGATTGAAAACCGACCACTTATTCTATTTAGATGGAGTTGGTGTAAGTTGGGAAGATTTTAAGGCTCAGAGATTGAGTGAAGTAGGTAGATAATAAAAACAAAAAATAAGAAATGGCATTTTTCGAACAAAACGTAGAAGAAAAAGTAGATAATAGTTTATGGGTGGAATCGTACCGTCCAACTAAGTTAGTTGATTATGTAGGTAATGAACACCTAAAATCAAAAGTAGAAGGTTACTTAGAAAGTGGTGATGTACCACACCTTTTACTATATGGTAGAGCTGGTACTGGTAAAACCACATTGGCTAAACTGATTGTAAAATCGGTGGATTGTGATTATATGGTAATCAACGCATCTGATGAGAACAATGTGGATACAGTCCGTAATAAGGTAAAGAACTTCGCATCCTCAATGGGATTCAAAAAGTGGAAGATTATTATCTTAGATGAGTTTGATTACATGTCTCCAAACGCACAAGCGATTCTTCGTAATTTGATGGAAACATTCTCACAACATTGCCGATTCATTTTGACTTGTAATTATGTTGAGAAAGTAATCGAACCAATTCAATCTCGTTGTCAATCATTCCAAATTGTACCACCAACTAAGAAGGATGTGGCTGTTCAAATCTCAAAGATTTTGGGAGCAGAGGGTGTAACGTTTGAACCAAAGGATTTAGTTCCAATTATTGATGCTGGGTATCCTGATATTCGTAAGATTATCAATACGTGTCAATTGAACTCAAATAAAGGTAAGTTACAAGTAGATACTCAAAATTTGTTGGAGAATGATTACAAAACCAAAGTGTTGGATATTCTTAAATCAAATGATGATAAGAGAAACAAATATACCAATATGAGACAAGCTATCATAGATAGTAGAGTAACTGATTTCTCAGAATTGTTTACTATGTTGTATGAGAAGGTAGATGAATACGCTCCATCAAATACAGCGAATGTAATCATCGCATTATCAGAAGGACAGAGTAGACACTTCAATGCTATTGATAAAGAGATTCCAATGGCAGCAACATTAATCGAAATATTAAACTTAATTTAAGATGGCAACAAAAGTAATAGGAATGAATGGTGGGAAACCACAAAAACCAACTCAATCACAACCAACCAATTCAACTGGACAACCTCAAATCGATTTGGGTAAATCAAAACCAATTGTATGTGGTAGTTGTGGTGATGATGTATTTGTAACGGCTGGTAAGTTTCGTAAGATATCTAAACTAATCACAGGCACACCACAAGATGTGGTAGTACCAATTGATGTAATGTTATGTGCTAATTGTGGTGAGATATGTGAGGAACTGATGCCTGAACAATTGAAAGCATTGATGCAAATGGATAAGAATAAAGAAGCTGAAAACAATGCCTAAATCACTCTTCGACCATATTAAGGCAGTAACCAATGAGCAAGACCCAAAGTATTGGGATAAGTTAGAAGAAGCTGATAAAAAGACCTGGTCGAACTATATGGTGTTACGTTTCCTATCTATGAAATATGAATGGGTGGAAACTATCGCAGCAGTTCAACCATATTTGCAAGAGGTACCACCTAAAGCAATGTATCTTGCTATGATTGATTTACTTCCAAAGGGTAGACACTTTATGAAGTATATGAAACCAAAAACTGCCGATAAATACGAAGGTTGGTTGGTGGAATTGGTAGCAAATCATTATGAGGTATCTAAGTTAGAAGCTGAGAGTTATTTGAAGATTCTATATAATTCCAAAAGTGGTAAAGAACGTATCATTCAGTTATCTGAAGATTATGGGACAGACCCTAAGATTATTAAAAAATTAAAAATAAAACTATAAATTATGTCAAATACGGATAAAGTAAAAGAGATTGTTGCTATAATCAGAAGAACATCTGATTTAGAAACAGCTAAAGCAACTATGGGACCTGTATTACAAGCTGAGTTACCATTTCAAACTAAAGTAACATTTGATGGTAATGTTGCTAGTATATATGTTGAGGAATCACCCGGCAATATGATATTACTGAGTGTTGATTTATCATAAGATATTTAAAATATAATAAAAGTGAGAAAAGTTTGGAAATCCCAAACTTTTTTCGTATATTTGTGTAACAAACAAAAGATTTATGGCTAGAGTAAGCTTTTCACAATATTCAACATATTCATCATGTCCTCAACAATATAAGTTAAGGTATATCGATAAGTTGGGGGAATCATCCGCTAACATTTATACAATTTTTGGTACTTCCATCCACGAAACAATTCAACATTTCCTTTCGGTGATGTATGGGGTTTCTAAGAAACAAGCAATGGAAATCGATACCGATAAGTTGTTGTTGGAATGGATGAGAAAGGAATATACCAAAGAAACCGAAAAGTTAAGTGAGGGAACAATCTGCTCTCAGTTAGAATTGGAAGAATTCTATGGTGATGGTAGAAGAATATTAGAGTGGTTTAAGGCAAAGATAGATAAGTTCTATACAAAGACTGGATTTGAGTTAGTAGGGATAGAGATACCTCTTAACGCTAAGATTAAAGAAGGTGTACAATTCATTGGATTTATTGATGTTGTTATGAGAGATTTATCAGATAACTCAATCATCATTATTGATTTGAAAACATCAACAATGGGTTGGAATAAGTACGCTAAAGCAGATAAGTTCAAAAACGCTCAAATTGTTCTATATAAGAAGTACTATTCTGAACTATTCAATATTCCATTGGATAAGATTAAAGTTGAGTATCAGATTATGAGAAGAAAACTATACGAAGATGCACCATTCCCAATCCCATATATGTCAAAGCATATTCCAGCTAATGGTAAACCAACTGTAAATAAGATTTACAATGAATTTATCAACTTTGTAAATGATGTATTTGATGATGAAGGTAAATTCATAGAAAAGGAATACCCAAAGCAACCAGGTGAACGGCAAAAGAATTGTAAGTTTTGTGAATTTGGTAACAGAGGGTTATGTGATAAAAAACCATCGTAAAATAAAATATCTATATACTTATATATATGAAACAAATACATATATTATGAGTGTAGAAACAAAATTAACTACTGTAAAAATAATAAAAGGAGTGTACTCAAATTTTAAACAAGTATCGTTTGAATCGGATGTAACACTTCAAAAGTTAGTAAATAGGACAGTAGAACGATATGTAACCGATGAGGAATTCAGAAATGAAATGAATGAGTATTTAAAACTACAAATCAGCGGTTCACAATTTTAAATTAAAAAAAGGTTATATTAATAAGTTATGAGTAAAAAGAAGAAGATTCTATTACTATCCGATGATTTAAGGATGGCAAGTGGTATCGCTACCATGTCTAAGGCATTGGTTATGGGTACTGTTGATAAATACGACTGGTTTCAAGTAGGAGCCGCAATTGACCACCCTGAGAAGGGAAAGATTTTAGATGTATCATTAGATATACAAAAAAGAACTGGTGTAGAAGATGCTAGTGTTAAAATACTCCCTTGGAGTGGTTATGGTGACCAAGGTTTGATTAGACAATTAATCAACTCAGAACAACCTGATGCCATCTTACACTTTACTGACCCACGTTATTGGACATGGTTATACGATATGGAGCATGAGGTAAGACAAAATGTTCCAATTCTATTCTATGCAATTTGGGATGATTTACCAGACCCACTATACAATAGAAATTACTACGAAAGTTGTGATTGGATTGGGTGTATCTCTCGTCAAACTTATGGTATTGTATCCCGTCTAACCAATAGAACTGATAAACCAACGTGGAGACCTCACAAAGATTGGCAAGTATCATATGTACCACATGGTATCAACTCAACTGAATACTTCCCAACGGATGTACCATCTGAATTTCGTTCTGAAATACTAAAAGATAAAGAGTATGATTTCATATTCTATTGGTCAAATCGTAACATTCGTAGAAAGCAACCATCTGATGTGATTATGGCATTCAAAGAGTTTTGTGATAGAATTGGTGAAGAAAAAGCTAAGAAAGTGGCATTATTAATGCACACTCAACCGGTGGATAACAATGGTACGGATTTACCAGCAGTACATAACACATTAGCTACTGATTGTAACATCATATTCTCAGATAAGAGAAGAACTACTGAAGAACTTAATTACCTATATAACATCGGAGATGTAACAATCAACATTGCTGGTAATGAAGGATTTGGTTTAACAACCGCAGAATCAGTAATGGCTGGTACACCAATCATTGTTAACGTAACTGGTGGTTTGCAAGACCAATGTGGTTTCAGATACAAAGAAACTGGTGAGTTGGTTACTTCTGAAGATTACAAAGAATTAGGTTCTTTACATAAGTGGAGAGATTGGGAAGATAAATTAGAAAGTGGTGTGTGGGCTAGACCTGTATGGAGTAGAGCACAAACTATGGCTGGTTCAGTACCAACCCCATACATTTGGGATGATAAAGTAGATGTATATGATGTAGCAACTGCTATGGAAGAAATGTACAACACTCCTAAAGAAGTTCTTAAATCAAACGGACAAGTTGGAAGGGATTCATTTATCGGTGAGTCTGGATTGAGTGTAGAAAATATGTGTAGTACATTAGTAGATGGTATCGAAGGTACTTTCGAAAATTGGAAACCACGTAAACGATTCGAATTATTTAAATTAAACTAATATTATGAATTTTACAGTATCTTCGAAAGAATATTTTAAAAATCTAAATAAAAAAGATTTAAATTTACTATCACTACAATACGCATCTGATGTTGAATTGTATGATTGGAATGGTGAGTGGTTTGGTAGTACAAATGTATTAGAAATGAACTCACTTATGTTTGAAAGTGATTTGACATTTGAGTTAATTGAATGTAATCAGTTTGAAAATCGTACATACAATGAGATATTAATACACACAGAATCAGAAACTATTAAGGTAATGGATGTATTATATTTCAATATGGAGAGTAGAAAAATAGAAAAAATTAAAGCATACAAAGGATAATAAGTTATGAATAAACCTTTATTAGTATATCAAGCACCTGTATTTACTCGAAGTGGTTATGGAGACCATGCGAGAGATATTTTGAGAAGCTTGTTTAAAATGGATAAGTACGATGTAAAAGTTGTACCAACTCGATGGGGAAATACTCCACAAAATCAAATCAAACCTGATAGTGAATTTGGGAAAATGGTATTTCCAAATGTAATAACTAAGTTAGATAGAAAGCCGGATATCTTTATGCAAATGTCAGTTGCTAATGAGTTCGAACCGAAGGGTAACTTTAACATTGGTATTACCGCAGGGGTTGAAACTACTATAATTCCAAAAGAATTTATAGATGGTTCAAATAAGATGGATTTAATAATCGTACCATCAGAGTTCACAAAGAACATTATGACTCAAACGGCATATCAAGAAAAGAATAGTCAAACGGGACAAATTGTAAATGAACATAGAATCACAAAGCCGGTTGAAGTTTTATTTGAAGGAGTTGATTTAGAACGTTACCTACCATCAGATTCTAAAGTTGATATTTTAGATGGTGTATTAGAAACTGATTTCAACTTCCTATATGTAGGACATTGGTTGAAGGGTAGTTTAGGGCAAGATAGAAAGGATGTGGGTATGGTTATTAAAACATTTGCTACGGTATTCAAATATCTACCAAAAGATAAAAGACCAGGTCTTATCCTTAAAACATCTCACGCTGGTTTCTCTGTTATTGATAGAGAAAATACGAGAGAAAAAATTGAAAACATTATCAATGTGTTTGGTGATGATTTACCTAAGATTTATTTACTTCATGGTGATTTAGATGATTCTGAAATGAGTGAACTATATAATCATCCTAAAGTAAAAGCAATGGTATCATTTACCAAAGGTGAGGGATATGGTAGACCTTTGGCTGAGTTTGCATTGACTGGTAAACCGATTATGGTTAGTGGTTGGAGTGGACACGTTGATTTCCTACCAAAGGAACACACTGTTTTCTTAGATGGTCAGTTAACTAATGTAGATGAATCAGCAGCAGATAAGTTCTTACTTAAAGAAGCTAAGTGGTTTACTGTAAACTACTCAGATGCAGCCAATAAGATGTATAAGGTATTCAATGAATATGATTCGTATTTATCTAACTCAGCTGGGTTAAAAACAAACATAGAAAAAAACTTTAGTTTAAGTAAAATGGATGAAGTTTTTGAAGAAATGATGAACAAATATGTGAAATCAATCCCACAACAAAAACCATTTAACTTACCTAAGTTAAACAAAGAAAAAATGCAACTTCCAAAACTAAATAAAGTATAATGAATTACGCATTAAGATATAAGGGTATGATGGATAAAGGTGAGCGAGTAGCAAAAACCGAAATCCAACCCTATGGGTTATATAAGATTTCCACTTACAAATATACGGAGGGGAAGCGAACAAATTTAAGAGGTGATGATGAAACATTGATATTCGTAACTGGTGTATATCAACGAAAGGTATCTGCATTGAAACTTTCAAACATTGAGCCTGTTAAATTCTTAAATTGGTTTAAGAAATTATCAAAGGGTGATGATGAGGCATTATTTGAAGGTGATAGAACTAAAATACCTTTATATGAATTTGCAACTCCAATGGATTTAGGTGGTAATAAGGTTTATGATTCTTACATAAAAAACAACAAAGATTTTGTTGCAAAGGGAGCTGCATATAGAACATATAAATTGGATGGTATTCAATATGCTACTGAATTTTATTTAAAAAACAATATACTAAAGCAATATTATGGATATTAATGTTACATACGCAATTACTGTTTGTAATGAATTAAATGAGATTACAAAGTTGGTAAACTTTCTCCATCCCAGAATTCAATCGGATGATGAGATTTTGATTCAATATGATACCGATGGAGCTACCAAAGAAGTTATTGATTATTTAAAAATTATTGAACAATTGCATTCAAATGTAAGTGTGATTAATTTTCCACTTAACAAAGATTTTGCATCATTTAAAAACAACTTAAAGAATCATGCTAAAGGGATTTTCATTTTTCAAATTGATGCTGATGAGATTCCAAATGAGTATTTAGTTGCTAATATGCATGAATTGTTAGAGGCAAATTTAGATATTGATTTATTCTTTGTTCCAAGAGTAAACACAGTTGAAGGTTTGACTGATGGGCATATTAAAAAATGGGGATGGAATGTTAATAATGAAGGTTGGGTTAATTGGCCTGATTTACAAACTAGAATCTATCGAAGAACATCAGTAATAGAATGGGAAGGTAAAGTACATGAAAGAATTAAAGGTTATAATACTTTAACTATTCTACCATTAGAAGAACCATTCGCCATCTATCATCCAAAGGAGATTGAAAGACAGGAAAGACAAAACGAATTATATAATACGATATGAAAGTAGCTTTTCTAACGGAAATGGGATTTGAGGGAACTATTCCCAACGAACATCCAAACGCTAGAACTGAGTTTGCTTGGATG